GTTACGACTAAGTTAGTCCAACCGAACACTCCTGTGCTTATTTCGCGATATACTTTCATTAGATTATCATCTGTATCATACCACGTGTCGCCTTCTTGAACATTTGCTCCAGTTGGGGTACTCGCTGTACGAAAATCTTGGTCTGCAAGTTGTTGTAAAGCGCCTTGCACGCTAGTAGCTGTAATAGTAGCATAAGGAGTAAAGCCTATTGCATTAGAGTCTGCAATTCCGATTGCTAAACCTTTTGCTTCGACTGTAGTTACAGCTGGAACTATATTGATTGTTGTAATATCTTCTAGTACAGTCACACCTACTATCGATTCTGATACCGTTATTTGAGTACCGTCATTATTTAAATGGGACGACATTACCTTGTAACCTCTTGAGTGATTGTTACCTCACCAAAAAGAAGTCGAGATACTATTACGTTACTCCCTGTATGTATTTCAAGGTCATAAAAGTATCTGCCAGCAGTTAACCCCGCTGATACGGCATTTGCAAGTGACATATTTATTTTACCATTAGTAGGGCTGGGCGTAGTGCACACAAAACTAGCAGATAAAGTGGAGGAACCTTTAGATGGCCGAAGCTGGGCCCGAGCAGAAAAGCCCGTAAGGTTTTTAACTACACCTGACTCGGCTACTGTAAACTCTACCGCAAAATCGGATCCTTGGTCGATAACTAGGTCATAACGGGCTGCACTCATTTGATTTCCTCCATTACAGAATTATAGCTAAGTTGAGGTCGTATGTCAAGAATTATTTTTTTCATGGTATTTATCCTCCTGATAGATTTCCTATCTTAACGCGTACCTGATTATTCGCATCATAGACTCTTATTTTATCTCCAATAATTTCAGTGCGAGCGCCAGAAGCACCACTTTTTATAGCTAAACTTCCTGCTGACTGATCAAAGAATAGATGATTACCATCATGTTTTCCTACAAACATATCTCCATTAGATTTAAGTGCTGCACCTTCTCCGCTTACTGTTGTACCACTTATATTAGCTTCATCACCTGAGGGACCAACTCGCAGATCTCTTGTTAATACTGCATCTGCATCTAGTATATCAACATTTAAAGTACCAAAACTAGCATCGGCTATAGTGCCTAGATTACCAGTGCTTGTAAGGTAGCCCCTACCATTCGTTAATTGGTTATTGTTTGTAATATAGTTAGCATTAGCAGCACCAGTAAATGAAAGATCAGCTAGCGTTAAGGATCTACTCTGAAAGCCTGTAACGTGCCCATGACCATTTACAGAAACATCACTAATTATAGTAGCACCTGTATTAGCTGCCCCATAGTCTACACCTACACTAGGGTGTACAAAGTTGTTTGCTCCATCTGCTACGTTGATAAACGTTCTTATTGCTGCAGCTGTCCCGTGGCGTATATATCCGTCATTTCCTGTTTCGACACAAACTTGAGTTACACCACTAGTAACAGTGTTAGGGGTAGTATTAAAGTAATTAGCAAAGATATATCCACTACCATGACGACGAACAACTGTATTGTTACCTGCCGACTGACTTATACTATAAGGAAAAGCATAATTATTTGCGCTGGCAGCTATACCGTTTAGTTTACTATGGTCTGCATTTGTAAAGTTATTTTGTGAAAGCTGTCCGTCTTGTACTGAGTATACAGTGTTAGGCAGAGAAACAGTTTCAGTAGTGTTATCACCCTTTCTTAGAGTAAGAGTACCGCTTGAGAAAGCTAACGCATCTGTGCCATGGAGTGCTTCATTGTCTGTTTTCTGCACATAACCAGTTGCTGCTACTCCACCTAGAGATGCTGCACTACCTCCAGCAGTAATATAGTTAGCTCCATTTGTTAGCTGATTATTGTTTGTAACATTAGTAGCATTATTAGCTACCGCATCTAATTTATTCTTAAGAGCAGTAGTAAAGTTTTGCTGAGTCAAACCACCTGCCCCTACTGCTATAGCACCTGTATAGTAAGGAACTGCAGTATTAGTAGCGCCTGAAGAAATTGTATCTAACTTTGCTCCATCAACAGAAACGTCTCTTCCATCTACTGTTTGAGTACTTGAAAAAGTAATATTACCAGTCATTTGCCCACCTGCTTTTGGCAGTTTAGTAGCAATAGCAGTAGTAAGTGTAGCATTTAGAGCTGCATCATTATTCAAAGCTGTAGCGATTTCACCTAAAGTATCTAAGTTTGCATTTGCGGTGCCTACAAGATTACTAATTGCAGTAGTTACATAACCTTCAGTAGCAAATCCAGTACTACCTGTAAGTTGAGCAGCATTAATAGTAACCCCACTAAGAGTAAGATTTGTTCCGTCCCACCAAATGTATTTATTTGCATTACCAAAAATCATCTTACCCGCAGTAAGGTCTAAGAATGCTCCTTTTTCTGCTCCACTTGGTGCGGCATTTGCATCAGGCATTGTATCGCCTTTAATAGTACCTGCTGTAACAGCTCCAAGATTAGCGGTAAGTGACGAAAGATTTGCAACATTAATGTTGCTAGCAGTAATATTACCTGCAGTAATATCATCTGCGTTTAAAGCTCCTCGTATTTGCATTGTTCCGGCAGACTGGTCCCAGAACATATATTTATTAGTAGAAGCGTTTCCTACATAAAAGTCTCCAGCTGCATTTAAATGTGCACCTGTACCTGTGAGAGTTGCACCTGCAATTTTTGCTACAGTAGTTCTATTACGAGCTTTACCTGTACCAGTGCCTGCATTAGCCGCTGTAAATATACTTCCTAAGTTATAAACTACTCCGCTTGTTCCTGCTACGGAGTTCCACTGTGCCTGTGTTGTGTTTCCAAGAACTGTAATATAGTATTCTGTTCCTGTTACAAAAGACCCTGCATTAGTCTCTACAGAAGGACCTACTCGAATATCTCGAGTTACGATTGCGTCAGAGTCTAACATCTCTGTATTTAGCGTGCCGATTGTTGCAACTTCTGCCATAAGAGTAGAAAACTTGGCACTTGAACCTGTGATATCATCTACATTTAAAGTACCTCTGAATGTCATTGTACCTTCAGATTGATCCCAGAACATATACTTATTTGCAGCAGCATTACCTACATACATATCACCATCTTGCTTTAGATCAATACCTGCACCTGCAAGAGTAGTACCACTAATAGTAGGAGCAGTACCTCCGGAAGGAAATACTTGTACTTCTCGCGCTATTACAGAGTCCGCATTTAGCACAGCAGTATCTATACTAGTAAAACTGGCAGAGTCTAATGCGGCTACTGCGGCTCCAAAAGTTCCTCCAGTTGCAGAACTAGTATCAATCTCGGTAGTACCAACAGCATCAGCTGCTATTTGCTCCTTCTCAATACCATCTTCTTCAATCATAGCGGCTGCTTTCTTAAGAACAGCGTCAATCTTTGTGTAGACTTCAGCAAGAATAAGAGCACTTGATGTTTTATAAAGTCGAGCAATGATTACATCATTTGCATAGTCTATGCGTATATTCGGAATAAATCCTTGTACTCCACTAAAGGAGCTGAATGAATTTGTAACATAAAGAACGGTGTCGCTAACTACAGCAGCTATCTTATAACCTTCAGTAGAGCCTAGTTTAAGAATGTCCCCATCTTTAAGCTGGCTTAAAAAAGAGGTTCCAGAGCCAGTAACTTTACTAGAGCCTACAGCTTTAGTAAAAGTACCACTTAAAGCTGACCCATACTTAGCACTATTTCCCGTGCCCGTATCGTACCAGAAAGGATGAGTATGGGAGGGTTTATGGTATTTAATAAGTTTCAGACGATCTGTACTATCACTGGCATCTATAAGAATATAGGCGTGCTCAGTTATAAACTCACCTCCAGCATTCCTATCACTCTCTGACCATGTTATATTAGGAAGCGTAGCACAGCTTTGCTGCCAAGCCGACGAAGTAGAATTAGTATTAGTAATGCGTGTTGAGGACCCACTAGGGCTTTTTACAGAATACAGGTGATTTTGGAAGCTAAAAACATTATTAGCCTTAACTGCGAAGGCTACACTTGTAGTTCCTCCATAAGGTACACCAAGAGGAAACCTAGGTATGTTTTCTCGATATCTATCAGTCACAGTAACAGTTGCTAGAGTGGGTTTCGAGACATTTTGAAGTACGTTAACTGCCCTTACGGCTATCTCGTACGTACCATCTTGAATCCCTTCGATCCTCCAAGAAGTTTGCGCGGCATTGTCTATTAATACAGGGCTTTCAATATCAGGAAATGTATGAGATAACTCATACCCTGATAGATGCTCGTATACACCTTGCGCGGTTACTTGTCCCAAGGTCTCGGAGTCCGTAGAGGCACCTACCGCTGCAGGAGGAGTCCATTGTATAGTTAATTCTTCTCCTATTAGATTAGGGTTCATCATACTTTCACCGAACACATCAAGTACTGGAGGTACTACATCATTATGTCTTATTGCAGGATATACACTATCTGCAATAAAAGTAGTAAAGTCTTCGTCAACTGCTGCAAATTTCTCGTCATAGTGCTCTACTGCGCTAACAGCGAATTCATTTTTAGAGTTTTGAGAAATAGCAAGTACTCTGTATTCTTTTGCAGAGCCTAAAACGTCAACACCACTTGCTTTTTGTGTAAGTACCCATATACTTTCTGCAGTTGGAACAGCAGAAAAAGCTGTCGATACTGTTAAAGTATTAACATTTCCTGCGCTTGTAGATACGGGCTGAGTCTCTACTCGAGTAGTATCTGTCCAGTTAAGAATTAACGCGTCAGTACCGGCTGCAGTTGCTTTAGCATTTATAGCATCTACTTCACTATCAATATTTTGAAGAGTATAAGTGCCATTATTATTAGAATCAATAAATGCCTGTTTTATTAAGTCACCTTTTTTATAAAGAACATTAGAAATAGTTACAACTTCAGTTGCAAAAGCACCTGGTTCTATAAAGACAACTGCTAACTCATAATCATTATTTGCTAATAAAGTAGTAGTGCTATCTAAAGGAATAGAGGTAGTACTAGGATCGGTACCTGTATTTGATATACGACCACCCATACGAACCGCATATCTGGCTGAATCCTGTATGTTAATAACATCACCAGGCATAAGAAAGGTAGCATTTAAAGCAGTGGAAAAACTAACAACTTCTCGTTGGTTTGCCGCAGTCCATAGTTTCCATCGACCGTAGCGCAAAGCTTGTCCTTCGCTAGTAGCTCCCATTGCCATTGCTTTTTGAGATATTAGTTTACCGGTTTCGGCGATATTAAGTCTATCTTCTACAATTAAAGGAGAGGCTTTGTAGTTAGCGTCAGGATCAATCCATGTAACAATACATTGATTAATGCGTGTTTTACTTCCAGTGCCTTCATATGAAAACTTGCCCTCAATTACATTAGCTTGAGAAAAGTTATATACAGGACCACTAGGCGCGTCCATAACCGGGACAACTTGCCCGTCAATATAGTATAACATACTACGAAATACTGTCGCTATGTCTTTAAGTACTTTGTAGGCATCTGCCGCTTTAGTAAAGTATAGATTAGCAACAAATCTCGGCTCCATTCCTCCTTTTCCGTCCTCTACAAGACCGTCACAGTATCTTGATATTCTATACAGTGCATACTTATCAATATCGGCAGACTGCAGGAAGTCTCCAAGTCCATAACGATTATTTGTAAGTATATCATAGAATACCCAAGCAGGATTATTTGTATAAACTTTATCAGTTGCAAAAGCTCCATCCCAATCCTGGTACGTACTATCTACAAGCCCGCTAGTAGTATTACGCATATAATTAGCTACACCGTCACTAGACTGCTCTCTTGTTACATAATTAGAAGGCACATTTATTTTTAAACCTCGAGCATGGTATGATCTAGTAGGAACATTTTGAAAGCTTTTTGTATCAAAAGTTGTTTTAGCAAGAGATGTGAAAGGATGAGTTAGTATATCTTTAATAACACAAGTTGTATTAGATATAGTAGAAGCCGCAGACATTTGCCAATCATGGTATGTTTCAGTAAGTGTTTTATATGCAGGACCTTCATGATTACTAATTCTTGATACTCTTACTTGAAAATCTGCAAATGGGCGGAACTTTGTTAGGTCTATTGTCTCGACAAAAGTGACAGAGTTTTTATACATTCCTGAATGTACTGCAGGATGCTTCAGCACTTGATAGGTTTCAAAGCTACTTTCACCGGGTTTTTTAATAGCTATTTCTGTTTTATACCGAGTAAAAGTATTCATATCATTACCTTTACCACTGACAGCATAATGTCCGCTACCATATGCAAAAGTAATTCGAGCTTCGTCTACTTCTTGTCTTTGACTTGCACTTAAATTAAAACCAGAAGCTGAACTTCCTATTAGCACTTTAGGCGCTTGACCGCCTCCATAGTTAGTGGATCGTTCCATAGCACCACCTGCACTAGGTGAGTTGCTAATAGAAGTCGACCCGTCCCCTCCCTTGCCTGAAAAGGGAGTTTGCGCTAAGGTACCTACTCTAAACTGAGTAGTTACACCTTGGTAATTGCTTGTCTGTGTCTGGGTTATAACATCATTATTCGTAACCACTGCGCCTGTTACATCAAACTTATATCCCCCTGTGGTTCCTGGCCATACGGCTGCTAACGTAATGGTAGTCCCTGAAACGCTTGCAATTTTAACTATTCGATCCATCTCTAAGCTGTAAGACCCATCAGGAATCCATATCCCTGCGGCTCCACCAGTGCCTGGAACATACTCCGCAACAGAATTGCTAGTTCTTTTAGTTATAAAACCTTCGCCATACATTCCATCTCCAACACCTCCACCAGTGATAATACCCAATCTTGCAGGAACATGAGTATCTATATCAACGGGAGTTGATACCATAGCAGAAGTGAAAAAGCTCGCATTATCAACAACTGTCAGAGTAGCTGTAATATTATAGTCGGTAGTGCCTGCAGAGCCGTTCGATGCAGTTACATATGCTTGTCCAAACCCTTTTCGTACAATTAAATATTTATCTCCATTTTCGGACTCTATAATCGGTGCAGTACCTCCTGCTGAAATAGTAGCAGTAGCAGAGCCATTAACCAAAGCTATAGAGACTGCGCTTTGGCTGTAGAAATTTCCAGACTCAGATAAAGGTACGGCTCTATCATCGTTTAAATATACAGAAGAAGCTCCGTCTACAAGACCGTAGATAGGACCTTCTGATATAATATCTACTACGGATATAGTCTGCCTATCTCTTAGCTTTGATTGTGCGCTGCCCTGAGCTGCATATATTTCGTCCCATCTAGGCATTTCTATTTCTCCTGTGTCTGTGTCTGTGCTATATTAACATTATTAGCTGAGTCTGTAACTGTATTGTTTATTATATCTTGTGGCGATCTTCCGATTCCCGAACCGTTTCCGCCTTGTATTATATCTATAGAAATAGCTCTTCCAGGAACTCTTAGCTCTCCGTATAGTATAGGAATAGGGTCTCCTTCAATAGAGTTTGAAGCCCCTCCGCTAAAAAGATAATTAGTAGGACTATCTTGGTCAACGGCAGGATCTGGTGCCATCATTTGTTGAATACCCGATAATGCTAGATTAAGTGCTAGTAATGCTGTCATTTTTCCCATAATAGTCATCATTCCTGCCTGCATAGCTACACCAAAACTAGTTGTTGCAGTAATTGCACTCGCTTGAGCAGTTGTTAATGCCGCAGCGCCTCCGATCATAGGCAATACAAAAAATATAAGTATAACAGCAGCTATAATTTTTCCAATACCAGACTTAGATCCTGCCGGAGCAATAGCAATAGTTACATCTCCCGCTTCTAAAGGTAAAAGTAAGTCTTCTTGGTCTATTTGCTCTCCTGCCCTGTCAATAATAAAACCTACGTCTTCTTCATGACACTTTCTAAGATAAGGTAAAAAATCGGGGCGATTTGCACTAATACATTTTAAAATATCCGCATAGTTATCTGTGCTTACGATAAACTTATTACCGAATCTTTCGCCAAGCTCTCCTTGTAGGTAAACACTATGTTGCATATCGATAAACTCCAGTTATATACTTTTTCCAAAAAGGGTATAAATTTTCTCGGCATGATAGCCTATTTTCTGCATGATGGTAGAATAAATCTTCTCCAAGATATACTCCACAATGGTTACCTACCCTACCTCTTATTGTAAAAATAAGTAGATCACCTTTTTGCATATTTCCTTCAACTTTCTTAAAGCTCCAAGTACTAATATACTCATCGGTAAAATAGTCTAAACCTTTTTCCCACCAATCGTCTTCAAAAAGAGGGCGGGAAGGTATATCTAAGCCTTTATTAATATAATAGTCTCTTGCTGCTTCGAAACAATCATTTGTACCAAAGTCGTACTCTCTACCATAAAGAGCCTTATTTTCTCGTACTGGTTCTAGTATGTTCATATCCATACCAGGATAGCTAAATATATAATAAGGCAACTGTGTAGCATTGCAATATTTAATATCAGTTTCTGAAGCTTCATTACTTGCATCTGGATGACTATGTACTATTGCAGTTATATCTCCTCTATGGGATATATCTATATATTGCTTGGATGAGATTATAAAATCATCTTCATCTGTAGCTACATTATCACAAGGAAACCATTTTAAGTCTCCCTTTATTACTGCAAGCACGCCACACCCTTCACGAGGGTACCACTTGTCAAAATGCTCTTGCATTTCATCTAAAAATTGTATCATAGTTAAAACTTCTGTGTTCCGGGGAATGATCCAAACGGTAAACGAGCTGCTGCATTCGTTGATCCATCAGGCTTTTGATTAGCACTTGTTAATACCGAAGGTTTAAAGCCGTATCGAGCTTTACAAGATTGCAGGGTTTTTCCACACACTTCCTCTCTAACCCAGTAAGGGCTACGATGTGCAGGTAAATTTGAGGCAGAGGATGTGTGACTTAATTTACACTTCCATACTGTTTTATGTCCTGAAGCTCCATAACGTATTAAAGATCCTGCACTATAAGAAGTGGCATTTGCATGCTCTGACCATTTACGAACTTCTTTCCAATAAGAAGAAGTTACTGAAGGAGTATTGCCTGTTCCTGCAATTATACAAAGCCAGTATTGAGTAAGTGTAGCATTACCAGTACCTGAACCTGCCCCCGTGGCTTTAAATACTGTACCTACAGTATTATTTGCCGCACCTATTGAGGTAAAGCTTGTATTTCCTGCGGAAGCGATTGTATAATCTAGCCCTGTTACGAAAGCACCCGCGCTCACAGTAGGAGTGTTTGTAGTAACATAACTAACAGTAGTATATGCAGTACTTGCGCTATAAGCTGCAAAAGTTTCTGCGTATACAAGAGGTCTATCATCAAAGTCAAAGTAAGGATTATGAGAGCGAACAGTGCCATCTCCATCAAAATTTACTACACCATCTAGATTCCAAGTACACCCACCTCCTAAACCTGCTTTGTGTCCTTGATATTTCCAGCTGCAGTACTTACCTACCACTACTCGTCTAGGTATCTGTATATTTTCTAGATCAAAGGGAGTTGCTACTTCGAAGGTAATAGAAAGAGCATCTTCAGAAGCAACTCTATCGATTATATATTGTTGTGTAGGGAACTCAACAGGAGGAGATGCATCTTCATCTTTCCCTACCAAGTACTTTACAAGGGTTTGACGACGAATAAGTCTTTCTCCTATTAAATCATCAAACTTATAATCCCCTAATTCTGCTTGTAGTATAGAACCTATATTTGCAATAGTTAGTGCAGGTCTACTAGACGCTCCATCTGCTTGCAAGTCCAAACCATCTAGCATCATAGGCATAGCTGTATAATCGCGAATACTAAAAGAGCTTTGACTCTGTGTAGCAGTACCTGTGCCAGAGCCTACGCCTGTTGCAGTAAACACTGTACCTGCATTATTATTTGCGGCTCCTATAGATGTGAAACTAGTAGGGTCTGCGTTGGTACCTGCGTTTATTATAGTATAAACGTTACCTGCAATAAAGTTACCGGCTAATGTGGCTAGAGCGGAAGGAGCCGTTCTATCTCGGAACTGGACATCTGTTAAATCCGCTTCTAGACCAGGGTGAAAATACATTGTTGTTCCATTGGGCAAAGTTATTTCAAATAACTCGACAAGTCCCGAATTAATTTCTTGTGTTTGTACATCTGTTGCAATTACGTTGCTCATGCCTCAAAAACCCTTTTTAATGATACTGAAAGACTATAAAAGT